AGCAATCCCACTATTGGCAATATTGCCCGTTTTACTACTTGCCGTTTTATAAGCAAGTATCTTTTTTCGTTGTGTTTCATTTTGTTTTTGTTTTATTTAATTAGCTTATTGAGTAGCAGCTGCCAACTGCTACCGCATAAAATAACTATAATTTGCCAAATAATTCATTACAAGACCATTCTCTCCAACCTTCCATATTTAGTCCTTTGTTTTGGCAATATTCTAAATGGTTATTTTGGCTATACCATTTGCCACACTTACTACACTTTTTTAATTTGCCGCTGCTATTATCTTTAGCAGCTAATTTTGCTAGTGCAGCAGTTAAAGTTTTTTCTAATGTTTTTTTTGTTAACTGTATCATATAGTTATATTATTATATTGTAAGCACTCGGACAATTGCGCGTTATTTAGCAAGGCCAAAAGATCGCCAAAAGTTTCATTGGCTATATCTTCTGCTGAATATCCCAAAGCGTCTATATAATAGGTGATTAAATCCTCGCGGGTTAGATTTTGCTTATTAGACATAATGTTATGGTTATAATTATAAAATAAATGTAAGCCATTTGGCTAGTAGTGATCGTGGCCACCGGATAAAAAGTGTGATCTGATGTTTTTATAAAGATTGTTTTCATATAGTTTAGTGTTTAGGCCGTGCCGACTATGGCCAGAAGGCGCACAATCAGCACGGCGCGGGGTTATAATGCCCAGTCTCGGCTAAATGCTGTTTTGTCTGGGTCTGATATAAGTATACTCCTATTTTTTTGTCTTGTCAAGTGATAATGTTATACAATAACATAAAACACGCAAAAACACGCAAAAACACACTAGAGCGTGTTTGAATTTTTGGCTAAGGTTAGCATAGAATTGGCATCAAACACGCAAAACACGCTGTTTTTATACTTTATAGAAAAAAAATTATATAATATAGTAATTAGTTGGAAAACAGCGTGTTTTGCGTGTTTTTTAGTAAAAAGTGCTTGTTTTGGGCTAAGGTTAGCAAAGAAAAAAAACACGCTAGGTGTGTGAACAGCGTGTTTGTGCGTGTTTTGTTCGGTATATTATGAAATATTTGGTTATATTCTGTCAATAATAAACGCAATAAATGATATAATTTGTCAAACATAAACGCAATAAAAATGCTATGTTGTCAATGGTTTTTACAATCAGGTATTTTGTGCTATAATTTGGGTATTAAGTAAAGAGGAGACTAAAAAATGGCAAAAGTTGGAAGACCTAGAAAATACACACCCGAGCAATTAGCTAAATTAGGTGATGGCCTTGTTCAATATATGAAGGACGGAGTTGAGGAAGTTAAGCAAGATAAAAAAAATGTGAGATTTATAATAATGTATCTTGCGGACAATGGCGTCCCAATAAATGATATTGATCAGTTATGTGAGCAAAGCGAATATTTGACACAACAATATGCTATTGCTAAGGGATACCAGAAGGATATGATTAATGTTGGAGCTATGAAAGGCCTGTTTAATGCCCAATATACGCAGTTTGTTGCTAAGAATATAACTGATATGCGTGATCGTGTTGATGTTGAAGGAAACTTGGGCACGTTCAATCTCTTTGCTTTGCTCAACAAGACAGAAAAGACAGAGGTATTGCCAGAAGGTAAGCCAGTTATTGATGCTAAGGTTAGCCAAAATGATGATTAGCTTCGCTTAACCTATGTTAAGCGAAGTCATTTTTTATAGTATATTCAATAAATGCTATTGTTTTTGGGGATGGGTAGGGGGTATATCCTCTATTATGGGCTGATAATAATTGTAACTCCCAGTAAAAATTTTTTAGAAATTTTCAAAATCACTTATTACAAAATATATAAACTATTTTGTCAAATATAACTTATGCCCCCAAAAAAAATACAAGATGCTGATGTAGAAATGATGATTCGTTGGAGAAAAGATCCCCGAGAATTCATAAAAGATGTCTGGGGATTAATTCCACAACGTACTGCTGATGAAGTATTTATTCGTGGACGTCATTTTACTTGGCAACAAGACAAAATTTTAAACGCTATCACCCTAGCACTAGCTAATAAGGCACCAAAGCGTATTTCAGTTCGTTCTGGTCATGGTATTGGAAAATCAACTATCCTATCTTGGATAGTTTTATGGTATTTAATTTGCTTTAAGGAATCACAGATACCATGTACAGCACCAACATCAGAACAGATGAATGATGTGTTGTGGAAGGAAATAGCAAAATGGCTCCAGAAGATGCCTCCGGCATTAAAAAAGCAGTATGAGTGGACTAATACGCATATTAGAATGACCGTATCTCCGGCTACTTGGTTTGCTAGAGCCAGGACTGCGCGCAAGGAATCTCCAGAAGCTCTGGCTGGTATGCATGGTGATAATGTTATGTTACTGGTGGATGAGGCTAGTGGCGTTGCGGATGAGATATATCAGGTGGCAGAGGGTGCCCTGACGTCTAAGAACGTGTTGGTATTGCTTATTAGTAATCCAACACGTACTGATGGGTACTTCTATGAGACACACCACAAGGATAAAGATGCGTGGCAACTATTAAATTTTTCTAGTTTAGACTCACCGATAGTAGATATTGAATATGTTCAGCGTATTATCCAAAAGTATGGCGACAATACAGATGAATATCGCATTAGGGTACTGGGAGAGTTTCCGGATGCTGGGGCAATGGACGACGGTGGGTATGTACCATTGCTTCTTACTGATGATCTACACCAAACAGAAGATGGCACCATGACCTCAACTCGTGTTTTGGGTATTGATCCCGGTGGGGAGGGTTCCGATGCTAGTGCCTGGGTACTAAGGGATAACTTTAAGGCAAAAGTAGTGGCTATAGAGAAGATATCTAGCCCCAAGTCCATAGCACAAAAGACATTAACGCTGATGGACTACTACAAAGTGCTACCAGATAATGTTTTTATTGATAATTTTGGTGTGGGGGCTAATGTTGCAAAGGAAATTGCCTTGTCACAGCAGCATCTATCTGTTCAGTCACGAAATGTTGGAGAAAAGGCACAGGATCCGTCAATATACATAAATTCACGGGCCGAATCATACATCAGATTGAAGAATTGGCTACGTGCTGGTGGTGAATTGGTAAATAATAAGGCCTGGGATGAATTGACAACCATAAAATTTCGCAGGGAACTGAGTGGAAAGATGAAAATAATGTCAAAGAGAGAGATGAGAACACGTGGTATTAAGTCTCCGAACGTTGCTGACGCACTGATGTTGACGTTTTTAAGAAAGAATATCGTTGAAAATCACTACGAACCACGACCATACGTGCCAAATAATAATATTACTGGGTATTAGCTTTATGCTAAAGCTAAATTATGCTATAATAACCCTATATTGAATTAACAAAAAATATGGCTTACTCAAAATTGGATAAACAGAAGTGTGGGATGTACATTTCCAAATGTTACACCGACTCATTAAATTTTCAACGACCATTATTTCAAAATTTTAACGAATATTACAGACTCTACAGGGGTGTTTTAGATCAAAATAAGCAATCTTATAGGGGTAGAGCAAAATTGTTTGTACCCTATATTTTTGCTACTATTGAGACAATAATGCCACGTCTCATTGGTTCAAAACCAAATATTGAAGCAGCTCCACGTGAGAGTGGTGATATACAAAGTGCAAAAACAACAACCCAACTATTATCATATCAATGGGACATGATGGATATGAAGAAAAGGGTTAAAACATGGTGCAGGAATGCCCTAATGTATGGCGTTGGTATACTAAAACTTACCTGGTCATATGATCCAATATCACAAAAAGACCAGCCAAGTGCCGAAGTAATAGACCAGTTTGATTTCTTCATTGATCCAAATGCTACTACAATAGAGGATGGAAGGTATGTTATCCATAGGGTATATAGAGATATTGAGGAATTAAAGAGAAATAAGAACTATGATATCCCGAGGGAATTAGTCACACAGGTATCACAGGACGAATACAAAGTACAACGTGATGCTGTATTGGGATTATCCAAACCACAGAAAGATGATAAGAAAGTTGAATTATTAGAATACTGGGGGAAGTATGATTTAGAAGGTAAGGGAGAAGAGGTTGAGGCATTAATTGTGGTGGCCAACCGTCAGTTTCCAATTAGAATGGAGGCAAATCCATACCTACACAACAAGAAACCATTTATTGATTTGCACGATACTGATATTCCAAATGAATTTTGGTCAGTTGGTGAAGTTGAACCATTAGTTAGTTTACAGTATGAGTTAAACGATGTTAGGAATCAGCGCATGGACAATGTTACTTTGATTCTTAATAGAATGTGGAAAGTAAACAAGGGTGCCGGCGTAAATGAATCAGAGTTAGTATCACAACCTGGTGGGGTGGTCCATACTGATGACATGAATGGCATAGAACCATTAACAACTCCTGATGTTACTGCTAGTGCCTATAATGAAGAATCACTTATTAAGGGTGATATGCAACAGGCATCTGGTGTATCAGATTATACAAAGGGTGTTGGTAGTAGTGGAAAGGGAAGTCAATCATTAGCCAATGATACTGCCACTGGTATCATGTTACTACAAGAGGCTGGTAATGCTAGGTTTAGATATAAGTTAGATAATCTTGAGGATTCACTAAAAGAATTTGGTAGACAACTTATTGCTCTTGATCAACAGTTTATCGACACACAAACGGTTGTAAGAATTACTGGGGAGCAAGGTACCGAGTGGAGGGCAGTTAATCCAGAAGATATTAGGGGAGAGTTTGATATTCAAGTTGAGGCCGGTTCAACTCAACCAATGAATAAATCAGTACGCCGTGCAGAAGCTAGAGAATTATTAGCTACCGTTGCTCCATACGCTCAGACTGGTATATTGGATCTCAAATATTTTATTAAATATTTAATGAAAACATATGATCTTCTCGACGTTGATGAAGCATTTGGTGCGCAACAAGGTCTCCCAGGTGGTGTACCAGGAGCCGCAATGGAACAAGCCGGAGGACAAATGGGAGCTGTCCTTGGAGGAAATGTTGGAAATCGTGGATCTGTTCCGCTCCAAACCATGGCAAATCCTACGCCACAGGATAGAGGCCAAGCTATACAGGCTCAGGCTGCAGTTGGATAATGAACCACTGGATAAGGTCCAGCGTCTCCAGGGAAAGGTAGAGACCTATAAAGAAATTTTGGCTGATTGGGATTATATGATTAATCAAACAACTAAAGAACAATAATATGCCATTGGGAAAAAATATAAAATCTAATTTCCACGAACTTTATGAGGATAACAAAAAAACTGGTAAAGAAAAGGGTGCAAATGGTAAAGCACGTAGTCGTAAACAAATTATTGCAATTGCTTTATCGAAGAAAAAAAAGAAAATGAAATAGGTATCAAGTAATATTAACAATTTTGTTAATATTTGATATAATTTAATTAGACCTACGACTCATCAGTCGTTAATCATGGAGGTTCTATGGAAGAAGAAGTACAACAAGCAGAGAAAACTGCTTCACCAGCTTCGGGTGAGAACAACCAACCAGATGAGGTTACTTTAGTCAGTGAAGACGTTAAAACTCAAGAAACTGATACTGGAGAAAAGACAGTTCCGTATAGTCGCTTTAAGGAGGTCAATGACCAAAAGAAAGCCTATGAAGAATTGTTACGAGCTAAATCGGGACAGGAAGTTAGTCATAGTGAAGAAACTCATCAGGTCGAAAATGATGAATATAAGGACGCAGTGAAACTAGTCGAAGGAATAGTTAGACGCGAACTTACAGTTTCTGAACGAAGATTAAAATCAGAGATGGACTTGCAAAAGGTCATGTCACAAAATCCAGATTTTGTTCAACATTCGGGTAAAATTGGTGAGATTATAAAGGATAATCCAACCATGTCATGGGACAATGCCTACAAGTTAGCTAAATTTGACGCCATAGCCTCGGAATCAATTAACCGAGGAAAACAGGAAGCCTATAATAAAATAGAACAAAAAACTAAGGCAACTGTTGAGACAGGTAGCGCCAAACCAAAAGGCAGTATAACTGGAGATATTGATCCAATGGCTAAAGGTCCGGATGGAAAGTTTTTATACAGTACAAAAGAATTAGAGAGTATTTTACCAAAATAATAACGACAAAATAATAAAAACGAGCCGGTAGTATTTTCTATTGGAAAGAAAATTAAAATGGCTCAAACAACTACAAGTACATTGTCAAATTTAGTTGCAACATACTATGACCGTGTATTGTTGGAAGCCCTAGATCCTAAATTGCTATTTTATCAATTTGGTATTAAGAAAGCATTACCAATAGGAGAAGGTACCTCGGTCAAGTGGAATAGACCACAAAGACTAGAAAAGGGTTATCTATTATCACAGGGTTCTCCTGTGGTTATCTCAGCTGGTTTTGCCCTTTCTACCCAAACAGTTTCTGCTATAATCAGACAATACGGTGGCTACACAGCCATTTCCGATTTGGCTGATATGACAGTATTAACTGACGTGATGAAAATGGCGGCTGAAAGATTGGGCACCCAAGCTGCTGAAACCATTGAGAGAGTAATCGTTTACGAAAACTTTACCTCAAAGGTCAATCAGATTATCGGTGACTCAGGTCATCACATCTTTAAAAATATTTCTGCCTATGATGATTACTGGGGTTCAGTCTCTGGTGTATCAACTGCGGTCAATGGTTCTCCATTGTCAGCATTATCTTGCGACAGAGTTTTAGCAGTTTCCGACTTGCGTTATGCAATCTGGAATCTACGTAAATTGAAAGTTCCTGCTTATCAGGGTAATGATTACATCGCCTTGGTAAACGTTGAACAAACAGAAACAATCGTCGCTGATACTACTTGGCAGTACTGGCATCAATATACCGATAAGGGTATTGACAACTTGTATAGTGGTGAAATTGGTAAGATCTTGGGTGCTCGTGTAATCGAGACCACTGAGGGTCCAGCCTGTCGTGCTACTAATGCGGGTGGTACAGCTTCTGGTATTATGTATGGTGCAGTAATATTTGGTAAGGGTTTCTATGGTGTAACCGAATTAGATGGTGGAATTAAAACCTTCACTGCTGGCGGTGCCCAAAAAGCCGATCCTTTAAATCAGGTAACTACCTATGGTTGGAAAGCAAACTTCGCAACAAAAGTGTTAAACACTTCTTGCGGTCTAGTATTATGGACTGGTGCTGATACAACTATCGCTGTAGCCGCTGAATCAGCTGGCTCCACTGGTGTATTACGTGGTATTGAGAATGCTACTGCATACTAAGATTTGGTTTTTTAGAAAGAGGAGAGGAATTTCTTCTCCTCCTCCAAGTAACTAAAATATATGGCCAAGTGTAAAGGTAAAAAAAAGAAATAACGAGATTTTTAAGATAAATAAACGATATGAAAATGCTTGTCACTGGTGCTGCCGGTTTTATCGGTGGTCACCTCGTTGAAGAGTTATTAAAACAAGGACACGAGGTAATAGGTATAGATAATTTATTTCATCCATCTAGTAACCCGATTAATAAAACGGTAAAAATTATTGACGTTAGAAATTATAATGACATTGAACCATTAATAGAGTGGTGCGATGTCGTTTTTCATTTAGCAGCACAAATTCATGTTGATCGTTCTATTTTAGAACCCCAGGAAACAATAGATATAAATATTACTGGAACACTTAATGTTTTAGAAGCAGTTAGAAAATTTAATAAAAAGATGGTATTTGCCTCATCTAGTGAAGTTTATGGTACACAAACTCATACCAATAATTATTGTCAGTGTCAGGGATACGATATGCTTATAGAAGCACCAGGTGAAATATCAGAACTTCATCCATTAAATTGTCAGTCACCCTATGCAGCAAGCAAGGTAGCTGGAGAAAGATTATGTTATGCCTACTACAAAACATATGGGACGAAAGTTGCCATACTCAGAAATTTTAATACTTTTGGGCCGTATCAAGCAGATGACAGCTATGGTGGGGTCATTGGAATATTCACTAGAAAATCTTTGCTTGGAGAACCATTGCAAGTGTTCGGTAGTGGAGGACAAGAGCGGGATTACATGTATTATACAGACGCCGTACGAGGTTATCTGTTATGCCTTGAAAAAGAATTATGGGGAAGACCCATCAATATTGGTACGGGAAAAACAATAAAAATAAATGATTTGGCAAAAATAATAATAGAACATACTGGTTCTAAGTCG